AACTAATATATTGCGCCCACTGATGTGTGTTATTGTTATTGTTATTGTTATTGTTATTGTTATTGTTATTGTTATTGTTATTGTTATTGTTATTGTTATTGTTATTGTTATTGTTATTGTTATTGTAAAATTAAAAATTGATAGTATATATTATGTTATAAACATTGTCATATTAGAAAAACAATGGGTATTAAATATCTCAATAAATATCTACAGTCTAATTGTAGCAACTCTATTAAACAGATTAGTCTACATGATTTGAGGGACAAAAAAATCGTAATTGATACAAGTATTTATTTGTATCGATTTTTGGGCGAAAATGCTCTTCTCGAAAACTTTTATTTGATGATATCTATATTTCGAGAATATAATATTATCCCGTTATTCGTGTTTGATGGTAAACCACCCAAAGAAAAGCTCGAATTACTACAAAAAAGAAAACAAAACAAGAAAGATGCCGAATACAAATATAAACTATTACAGTATGATATGAAACATAACTTACACAATTTTGACGTTGAAGAGGTAAGAGAAATGGAAGATAATATGACTTCATTAAAAAAAGAATTTATTCGCATTCATCATACTGATATTGAAAATGTTAAAATCCTCATTCAGTCGTATGGGGTTTCTTATATTGATGCCCCTGGTGAGGCTGATAAATTGTGTGCTAAATTGGTTTGTAAAAATAAAGCATATGCTTGTTTAAGTGAGGATATGGACCTATTTGTCTACGGATGTAATCGTGTTTTACGTTATTTGAGTTTATTAAATAAAACGGTTGTTTTATATGATTTTAAAAATATGATGAACGAACTACAACTTACACATGACGAATTCAGCAGTTTATGTATTGTTTCTGGCACTGACTATAATATTGATAGTAGTAACGATAGTAGTAACAGTAGTAATAACGGTAATAATTTAATCAAGTCTGTTAAGTATTTTAAAAAATATAAAAAGGATACTGAAAACAATAAAGATAATACGTGTGATTTTTATAAATGGTTGGAAGATAATACCAATTATATTACAAGTTCCATTGACTTGTATATTATTCAAGACATGTTTAGTCTTGCTAATATGCCGGAGTATAAACCATATGATAAACTTAAAATATCAAACGGACCCATTAATAAACATAATTTAGCTACTATTATGGAGAAAGAACATTTCCTGTTTACGTGGTAATTAGTTTTCGAATAAAAATAAAATTTTAGAATACAAAAAATTTATTTTTATTTTTTAGACAATTGCTGATTGTTTTTTATTTTCTTACAATTAAGCAGTGGTGGCGGTGATGGCGATGGCGATCTTGTCAGATGCCTTGGCAAAGTGAGGAGACATGTACTTCTGGAGGTTGAAGTAGGTTAGCTCGTCACCCTTCTTGAGCTTGAGAAGACCAGTAAGCTTCTTGTCGGCAATAATCTTGCGACCATTCTCCTTGTCCTGAAGCTTGTGCTCACGGATGTATGCGTTAATCTCACGGGTTACCTCTGTGCGTGCCATCTCAGTTCCCTCGGGCTTTCCTAGGAAACCAGCAAGCTCGTTGGAGATGAGGGTTGGCTTGACAAAACCAGAAGGGGCACGATTGCCGGTCTTTCTCTTACGCTTCAGGCTAATCTTAGCAGCAGCCTTTAGGTCACGGGTTACCTGACGCTCAAGCCCGCGGAACTCGGTGCGGAGGGAGGACATCTGGGCACTTACAGCCTGTAGCTTTGCCATGAAATCAGAGAATTGTCCAAACACGCTGGAAGTTGTATCCTCAACAGTAGATGTAGATGCCTCGGTCGCGACCGCCTCGACAGAAGCAGTCTCGACTTGGACAGAAGCGGCAACCTCAGCTACGGGAGCAGTGGTCTTGGGAGCCTTTGATGCGGTCTTGGGAGTAGCGGGAGTAGTAGTCTTAGTAGTTCTTACCATTATACACTACTAAGACATATCTTTTTAAGCTATTTAACGCAATATATATTATAAGGTGATATTTATGATTGAATAGCATCATAAACGTTTCCCTAAATATTCTATTATATACGATTTTTTTACGATTTTACAATTATACAATTAATGGGATACCGATTGAAATAACCATGGTAGGGCATTTCTAGCATCATCACTTACCAAGGTTAATGCTGCTAAAATATAGTATGCTCCTAAAGAACGGTTATCTACTTGATTACTTGACTTTACCAAATACTCCATTATCCTTACTGCTTGTCGTCGCACTTGTTCTTCTGTTTGATTTTGCACTAGTTGGAAATTCATCTCGACAAATGGGTTTCCGTGTGGAGGTACTATTGTTCTCATTAATATTGGTGTTAGTTGTGCTCTATAATGCCATATATCATACATCTCGCGGATAAATACAATTGTCATAAATTTAGATAAATTCGAAAACCAACTGCTATCAGCATAATTTCCTAATTCATTTATATCTTGAAATAATCCTATTATCGTCAACTCTAATTGTTTCTTTGGATCAATCACTTCTATCTTTAATACGGTTACCTGCTCCATTTTTATCTTCTTCGCTATATTTATATTATTGTTGAATGTTAACATTGTTGACTTATCAATTGGTTTCCGATTATACGGATTTAATATTTTTAAATTTTTAATTTCATGATATGGTGTCGTAGTATGTAATAAACTATTAAATGAAATTATGTCAAAACCATACACGTTCCCATCATCGTCTATAAAACTGAAAAACTGATTAAATGGTATTTCTACCAATGGCTCTAATGTCGCAAAGTCTGTATCATTTTTACATATACTTCTTTGGCTCATCTTAAATGCGGGTCCTGCGTTTTTTATATACTCCCTCATAAGATTTCCTCTTGCCACTTTCTGTATCTTTATCGCATATCGTGAATATTTTAAATGGTGATATATTCTCTCTATTAATTCATTCTTGTTCCCCGACTTTTTTAATTTATAATGACTACACATATCCTTTAGTTCGGATATCTTGTGATTTGTTGTCTTAACCGTCTCATACTCATCCATTGTTAATATATGAAACACAGTATTCGTTTCTTTTTTAACTTTTGTAACACGTGTCTTCTTTTTTACTTCTTCATTTATAACTGGTGGTGTAGAGAGATATTCTGTCATTATTAATATATATAGATATATTTATTTATACTCTTTATTTATCCTATTTTCTCTCTACATCTACGTTGTAACGATGGAATCCATCAGAACATTCGTGTTGTTATAATATGTTTTTCGTAATACCGGTTTCATAGTATATGTTTCCTACTATGTTTTCATAATCTATGTAGATAAATATCAAATTTAATTAAATAAATATTAAACCTTACATGCTATATATTTATTAGGGATATTTACTAATTATAAAAAAAAATTGATTTAAAGAATAGCCTGTAGTATATATTAAATATATAGATGACAATGATCTCTAAGACTATTCTATCCGGCGCTAACTTTAACCCTTCCACTGATATCAAGTATTCTAAGCCAAAGGTTGACGCCAGAGGCAGTAAGAGTATTGGTATTTTGAATAGTGGTTCCAATGGGGCTACGTATATCTCTACACCTCTTATGTTGACTTGGGGTGTGAATGAGTATACTGATGAAAAGAGTGGTAAGGTATCGTATGATTTGGCACTTCAGTTCCCCAGTGATGAATATGCTAAGGATGATACCACAAGTTTTATGAATAATATGATTGAGTTTGAGAACAGGATTAAGGCCGATGCCATCACAAATGCTAAGGAGTGGTTTGGCAAGACTAAGATGAGCGAGGATGCCATTGATGCTCTTTGGACACCTATGCTCAAGTATCCTAAGGACAAGAATTCAGGCGAGCCTGATACTACTCGTTCCCCTACACTTAAGGTCAAGATTCCTTACTGGGAGGGTGAATGGAAGACTGAGCTATATGATATTAATCAACGCGCCATCTTCCCAGACCCGGATAATAGCACTATTACTCCCAAGGATCTCATTGCCAAGGGTGCCCATGTAGCACTTGTTGTTTTATGCGGTGGTATTTGGTTCGCCAATGGTAAGTTTGGTGTAACTTGGAAGCTATTCCAGGGAGTTGTTAAGCCAAAGGCTTCTTTGAAGGGCACCTGCCATATTCAGTTGTCTTCAGAAGATAAGGAGCGAATGGTCAAGCAAACATTGCCAGATGACGAAGATGACGCGGAAGATATGGATGAACGCGAAATGGTATCTACAGCTGTGGAGGACTCCGACGAGGAAGATGTTAAGCAAGAGGTTGCCGCGGCTGTTAAGGAAACGGAGCCTGAAACTGAACCTATCAAGAAGAAGGTGATTAAGAAGGTGATTAAGAAGAGTGCTTAAAATAGATATCAACAAACAAACAATAAAAAACACACAAACAAACAAACAAACAAAAATAAAAATAGTTAGTAGAATTGTAATATAAAATAATTATTTTTTATTTTACACAACATATAACATGAAATACTTATATGTTGTGAGATAGTAACTTGTCCATGACTTATCTCGACATAAGATAGCATAAATATATTTTCATTGTTATGTAAACATATTTATTCAGCATATATACTTTTTCTTCTCTTCATTGTCCAAGTATACGGTTTTACTGATTGACCTGACAATCTTTCCTGTTTCCTTTTCGTCATATTCTATGTCTGTCATGATATTACATACCAGTTCTGTAAATTTTATTTGTTTTCTCTCTATCGTATCCCATCCTCTGTTTGATTCTTTCCATCTACTAATCAATGTTCTTTTCTTTCTTATTAAATTTGTTATACCTGCTACTACCTTGAGCAATTCTGTATCTTTTTCCCATACATTCGATTCCTTCACATATAGTGTTTTTCTCGTAGCATCCGTACAATGTATTGGCCTTTCTAATATATCTAGCTTACTTAGGCCATTGGTTATCATATTCGTTATTGTTTTTGTAAGGCCATTTTCTATAGTATTATCGAATGTTGCTGCTGTAATAGGTAATGAATCTATGAAGTCTGTCAAATTCATAGCATTCTTACAATGCTCATTTAAAAACATTTGAATATTGAACTGGTTATTAGTAGTGTTATGACTGTTGTTGTTTGTATTATGTGAATTATTTCCAATATTGGGTAGTATTTCTACTATCTTTTCCATTATATCTTGGTTCTTCAACAGCATTTTTAATAAGGTTTTTTTATCAATTTCTACTTCTATATCTAATTCTTTGCTTTCTTCATCCTTCTTTTGTAAGTTATTACATTTTTGCTTGTGATTCCATAATGATGATGCGTGTTTAAATACTTTATCACATGTACATCTATAATCTTTATCCGATTTTATTTCGAACTTATTCGAACTATATTTATCAACATAGTTCGTATTCGTTCGTATCTGGTGCTTAAGTGTCAATAAATGTCTATCATACTGACTTTTACGACATGATGTATAATCACATATATTACAAACATAATTCTCGAACTTATTGGAACTATCAATATTCGTCATTTTTCGTATATAATAGACGAAGATAAAAAGTTCCTAAACTTTCACATAAAAACCACAAGAATCCGAAAAAAGTATCATAACAACTGAAATAATTCCAAAATGAAAATGAGAGCATAATGCTCTAAAACGCATTTTCACGCTTTTTCCAATCCTATTTTCAAAAATAAAAAAAACACACAAAAATACTGTGTGTAATTTTTTAAAATCGAAAATCAAATTGAAAAACATGAAAAAAGTCACTTTGCTACATCCATCAAAAGCATACCACTTTTTTTACCTTCAAAAACCTCCCTACATATGTAGGCGATACCTACATGAAAAAGAATGAATAATATATATAGTAATCATGTCTAGGTCATGTAGAGAGATAATATAATAACGTTTGAATGTCCAAAAAAGTAAAAACGTGTATTTTTTATATGGATTTGTCGTTTTTGGAGGATAATTTACCAGACACAATAAATATATTTTCAAGTTTATGTAAACATATTTATTCAGCATATATACTTTTTCTTCTCTTCATTGTCCAAGTATACGGTTTTACTGATTGACCTGACAATCTTTCCTGTTTCCTTTTCGTCATATTCTATGTCTGTCATGATGTTACATACCAGTTCTGTAAATTTTATTTGTTTTCTCTCTATCGTATCCCAACCTTCATTCACTTCTTTCCATTTACTTATCAATGTTCTTTTTTTTCTTATTAGATTTGTTATTCCTGCTACTACTTTCAACAATTCTGTATCTTTTTCCCATACATTCGCTTCCTTCACATATAGTGTTTTTCTCGTAGCATCCGTACAATGTATAGGCCTTTCTAGTATATCTAGTTTACTTAAGCCATTGGTTATCATATTCGTTATTGTTTTTGTAAGGCCATTTTCTATAGTATTATCGAATGTTGCTGCTGTAATAGGTAATGAATCTATAAAGTCTGTCAAGTTCATGGCGTTCTTACAATGCTCGTTTAAAAACATTTGAATATTGAACTGGTTATTAGTAGTGTTATGACTGTTGTTGTTTGTATTATGTGAATTATTTCCAAGATTGGGTAGTATTTCTACTATCTTTTCCATTATATCTTGGTTCTTCAACAGCATTTTAATGAGCATTTCTTTATCTATTTCTATATTAGTTCTTACTGTATTCGTATTCGTATTCGTATTCGTATTCGTATTCGTATTCGTATTCGTATTCGTATTCGTATTCGTATTCGTATTCGTATTCGTAATACAATTCTTTTTATGGTTATACAGCGTAGCTCTATGATTATATGCTTTTCCACAATGACAAATATGTGTAAACATGTGTTGTATATTTGTTGTATTGTCGTCATCATTGTTGTGTTTTATAGATTGTAAATGTTTATTAAAATCGCCTTTTTTACAGCATTTATAGTCACATTTACTACATATAAATTTTGGTGATAATATTTGGTTGTCATTTGTTGTATTTTTCATCTATATTACAACAATATTATTCTCCTAAACATTATACACAAAATACACAAGAATCCGAAAAAAGTATCGTAACAACTGAAAATATTTCAAAATGAAAATGAGAGCATTATGCTCTAAAACGCATTTTCACGCTTTTTCCAATCCTATTTTCAAAAATAAAAAAAACACACAAAAATACTGTGTGTAATTTTTTAAAATCGAAAATCAAATTGAAAAACATGAAAAAAGTCACTTT